GTTCCATTACCTCCGAACACAGCACGCCGGTAAAGCGCACGCCCCAGTCACCCGGTAGGCTGTGCATGTCGGCCACACGGTCGACGCCATGCCCTGGCTGCATGTCGATGCCTGTCCATTGGCCGCGTGCCAGATCCCGATTGACAATCCACCATGTATCGGGATTTGTCATGCGGCTGCCGACCTCCAGCACGTCGGTGCCTAGCTTGTCAGCGTGGCGCTCTATGTAGGCACGGATGCGCCCGCGCACGCTAGATGGGGGTAAGTGTTTCATCAGGTATCACCGAAGCACAGAAGGATTCGCACTCAGCAAGCGTTGGCGGGACTTCATCCGGCCACCGTACTGTGCAGTTGTAGCTCATTTGGGATGCACCTCTCCGAAACAGTGCCGGAACTCCTCAGCGATCATGGAATCAGGCGTGTTCTCCGGCATGCGGATAACGCACCATGAATAGTCACTTGCACTTGTAGCACAAGCGTTGATGTGGCCGGGTACATTGCCGCAGCTTTGTGGGGTTTCTTTGATCCACGTTATTTGCGTTGTCTTGACTTCTGCGACACGCTCCATGTGCAACTTGTCGCAAGCTGTGAGCAGCACCAGCGCAGCGGTGGCGAGATAGCGGATCATCACAACCCCAGCTTGGCCCGCTCGTCACGGCCCCATTGGCGCACCGCTTCAACAAACTCGCCGAACACCGTCATGGCCTGAATTTCGTCGGAGCTTGGTGCGTACATGCCCATGGCGGCCCCGACGCCGATGCGGGAAAAGTAGTTTTCGTCATCCTGGGTGTAGTTGGCGCGAATCTGGTCGATCATGCGCTGGCTGATCAGCGCAACGTGCGGGCTGGCGGCCTTGATTTGTTCGCGCAGCAGGTCTGGCAGCACAGTGGGTAACAGCTCGACACTGGCTGCGATGGGCGATGGCTGCTCGGTTGGCAGTGAGTAGGCATCAAACAAGACGACCACCGTGCGGCCATCGGCCAGGGTGGCCAACTCATGCCCTGCTTGACCCCCCTGCGTGGCTTCAGGCAGGCGCAGTGTGTGAGTGGTTACGGTGTCGATAACTTTTCGGTAGGCGTACAAAGATGGCATGGTGTTTTTCCTCCAGGGGCTTGAGAAGCGGCTTCAATGGCTTGCGTTTTGTGTGCCATGGAAATTTTTAAAACCTTCGCTACCGCTCAGGTTGTCAGAGATACGAGGCGGAGCGAAAGCCCACGCTGGCGGTCGAGGTGCCCCGAGCGTGGGCCAGATGCACGGCCCAGACCCCGGCGTCGCCGTCGTAGCTCCAGGGGGCACCCGATATCACACAGAGCTCATTGGGTCGCGCGTCGTAAAAATAATCACTGCCAAAAGCGTTGGAGCCACCTACACCAGTAGTCAGGGGTATACCTGCCCCGGTCATGCCCCAAGCAGTGCCTGTGGTGGCGGGGCTCAGCACCTGGGTGGCGGCGCCAAAGATTTTGTTGGTGCCACTCGCGGTCAATGACTCATAAGTCGCGCCCACGTTGTCGTACAAAGCGGCCAGGCCGGTTGCGCCCCACAAATCGGTGGCCAGGGTGTTGCCGCCGGTTGCGGCCGTGATATCGGCATCCGTTTTGAGTAGGTAATAGTTGGTGCCATTGCTGGTCAAACCTGGCGCTATCTCGTACATATTGCCATTGAGGTCTGCCACACCACAGGACTGGCCATTGTGCTTTGTCCGGGCCAATGCGTTGGCGGATCCGGTCTTGCCGCAATTGGAGTAGCCGTCGGACACGTAAAGTATCGTTGCGTCATTGGTATCGCGCAACGCGTTGTTGTTGCAACCCTTGGGGAAGTTGGTAATGCCGGCTGCGTCAAACCAGGCGCAAAAGGTGCTGCTGGTGCTGGCTTGCCCGTGCGCGAGCGACAGCAGCGCCAACATTTTGTGAACGAAGATGCTGGCGCAGAAGAAGGCAGCGCCGCGGGTCTTTGCCGCTGCAATGGCGCCGCCGTAGGTGTTGGATGGTGCGCCGGTCAGTGCGTTAAACGGGTTGTGTGCACTGTTGCTGCTTAGCGGGTTGCCGTTCTTCAGCGAGCTGGCTACGCCTGCGTTGTTGCTGCACTGGTATTTGTCGACAAAGACACCCAACTGCACGACGCCTGCGTTGTAAAAGGCCCGGTGCAGGGCGTAACCATCGGCATTGGCGGCTGCCACATCGGCAAACGCAAGCCAGGGTTTGACATCGACCCGGTTGATCGCTAGGCCGTTGGTCCCAGTGCCCACTTTGTAATAAAACGCAGGCACCCAGACCATGACAGAGCCGTCTGAAAATTGGTAGTTGCCATAGTTGTTGCTGGCCGGATCGGTGGCGCCGTACAGGGCGCTGTAACCGGCTGGCAATGCCGGGCAAATGCCAACCCCGAAGCCTTGATCACCGGGCTTGCCGATGTAGTTGATGGTACCTAAGATTCCCAACTTCAACTCAGCAAATGTGATCCTCTTCGTTGTCGTGGCGCTGGTGTCTACAACTACAAATACATCGTCGGTTGCCAGATTCGCACCCGTGAGCGCCGTTAGTGCTGAGATTTTGGTATTTGCCATTGGGTTACTCCAATAAAAGTAAATCGCCGGTTTCCATCGTCAGGAAACCACTGCCGTCTTCGAGCAGCAACACTAGTGCATTGCCCGCACGCGCGAGCCTTTTGGTAATGCCGTATTCAACAGGCGGCGCAACGGGGCGCAGTATCATTTTTTATGTCTCCGAATACACGCCGACATTGACGGCATATGCCGAAATGTCGCGACGATAGGCCCGGTACGTGCCCGGCGCGTTGATGACCACAACGGGGTTTTGTGCAGTGAGTTTTGCAACTAAATTGTCGCTACCGGGGCTGTCGATGCACAGGTCAATGATGACTTCGGGCGGCACGTTGCCGGTGGCAAAAATGCCAACCGCTGCGGTCGACCCGGCAGCAACAACAAGGTCGCTTGAGGTCGCGGCAGTTTGGGCGGCGGCTAAAAGTGTGGTTTGGGTCATAGCAGTGCATCCTCAAGTGAGATTCGTGGAAATACATCAAGGGCAGACACCCTGCTCGCATTGTAGATTATGGCGTTAGGGTGGGCCTCACGCAAGCGTTTGAACAGTGCGGGCCACTTGGGTATCTGCGCGGCGTTTGTGAGCCCGCGCGGGTGGTTTCCGTGCCAATGCGCCTGCCCCCCGGTGTGCTGGCAGTCAAAACCCACCATGACCACGCGGTCGGCGTCACCGGCAAGTGCCAAGGCGATGCATCCGGCTCCACTGTTGCCGTAACCGTCGAACGGTGGCGCGAGGTAGGTCGACCGGAATTTCTCGGGCAAATTGTTGGTGCTGAATCGCTGGCCACGGAATGTGCGCGACACCTCGGCCTCATGCGCTTCCCACCACTGCCGATCCATCGCAAACAATGCGTCGGCGTCAGGGAATGCCCGGAATGTGGTGTTCGCTACGATGACCGCGCAGGACGGCCCCGCTTTTTGCCAGTCGGTAATGCGGGCAATGTCTGCTTTGCAAAGACTTGGGCCACTGGCGGCACAGACGATTGTGTACCCTCGCCAGCGCCCCCGGTGGGGCGGTCCTGGGCCTCTTTGACCTCAAGTGGTAGGGCTAGTCCTTGCTCCAACAGGTGCTTGGCCAGGGCGTCGGACACGTCCAGCGGCACGTCACGCGGCAACCGCTGGCCGCCCGGCACGATGACCGGCTTTTTTGTGGTTATTACGATTTTCATAAACACTCCAATTGTGGGCGGATTATGCCGCAACAAAAAAGCCACCCGAAGGTGGCTTTCGCTACAGAGGTTCGCCCTTATGTCGTAGTCCAATCGCCATAATACACACCAGCGGGTCGTTCGCAACCAAGGCCCAATCTTTCTTCTGCTCTGATTGTAATCAGGTTGTTGGTGAAGTCGGCATTCACATAGCCCATTTCAACCACTGCACCCGAACGGTTGTAGAGCGTCACAGAGCTACGCAATGCTGCGACCAAGAATTTGGCGGCGGGCATGTTGTTGCTCAGGATAACGCGCAGACCAAACGGGTTCATACCAGCGGCGAAACCAGGCATACCGTACAGATACATGCCGGTGCCCGTACCTTCGCGCGTGCGCTCCATTTGCCCCCATGTTGCAGGGTTGACCACAACAGTGTCAGGCGTGTTGCCGGTCGCCCACATCGTGTATTTTGCCCGGTTGATAGCGTCGACGAGATTGTCATCGCTTGTCGGAGTCCACGCGCTATAGTTGCCCGAATCAGTCAGGCCGGACAGGTTGGGGCTGGTGCCGTTACCGTTCAGCAACTGAGCGTCAACGCGCTGGGCCAAGCCGTCACGCAACCGGGTGTCAATGTAGGCGACCACGGCGGGCGCGTCGGCCAGCAACTGATTACTGATCTTGATCCAGTGCGCAACTGTGGTGATCGGCACGTTGTACTGCTCAAACGTAATGTCTGATTCGTTCTTGGCAGCACCTTGCGACACTTCAGCGGCGGAGTTTGTCCACGCCAGTTCGCGCAAGCTGTTCACCATGTTGCCAGTCACGGGCACGGCGTTCAGCGCGGCGCGAATGGTCACAGGCAGGAAGTTGCCAGGGATGATGCCAGGTTTCTGGTCAGGGAACACCGTAGTGGAACCGCTTGTGACGGTGTTTTTCACTTCGATACGTGCGCGTTGCACGTCACCTTTGACCAGGGCTGCATATTGTGGCGACTTGACAAATTCTTCAGCAGCGGACAGCACGGGGGCCGGGCCGGATGCCAACGAGTTTTGCTTTTGTGCCAATTCAGCCAGGTTCGCGGAGATTTGCTTGTACTGCTCGGACAGTTCGCGCACTTCACCCTTGACCTCAGTGTCAACCTTGCCTTTTTCAGCCAGTTGGCCTTCAAACTTTTCGATTGCCGCTTGCAACTTGTCGCCTTGGGCCTTGAGCCCGGCTTCAATGACTGCCTTCATATCCACACCAACCTCACCAACCATACCAAAGGCAAGACCGGCAGTAGCAATGTGAGAAATGTCGACGCCAAGAGCATTGGCGGCGAATGCGAATAGGGCCAGAATTGCCCCGAATACCAAACGAGAGTGTTTCATGATAAATTTTCCTTGAGGGTTATTACGAGTACCGCTGGAACAGCGCAGCAATCTCTTGCCTTGCTTTTTCTTCTGCCGCAAGCTCCCCTTGCAACATGGACTTGATGCGCGATACCAGTGTTTGCGCGTCAGCCCGGGAAAAGCCCCCAGAATCCCTCAAGGCAGCTTCTATTTCTCGAATTGTACTGGCAGCCTTAATGCCCGCTACACGGGCGCCAAGGTCGGCGGGCTCCTCGACCACGCTGATCTCCATCAGGCCGATTTTTTCCAGCACTCGGATGCCGTCAGCGTTGCTGTGGAATTGGTCGGCGGTGTAGCCAATGCTCATGCCGTCCACGGCGCCGTGCTTGAGGCTGGCGTAGGTGTCGATGGCCACACGGTGCCCCGGTGTCAACTCGCCCTCGACGTACAGACCCTTGGCATCTTCCTCAATACGAATCCACTTACCAATGACAGGGCCGTAGTGGTTCCACCGCATGCGAATGGGACGCTCACGGCCTTGCAGCGTGTCTTTGTAGGCGCCCGGGGCGATGGTGTCGCCGTAGCTATCCACCAGCCCAAAGACCGATGCATAGCCAGAGAATTGCATCCCCTCGCCTGCGAATTTCAGGTCAAGGGTTTGTATCGGCAGGGTCTTTATCTGCATTTTGCGCTCCAGGTTGTGCGACCATTTTACCGGCCATGCTGATTGGGATCATAGCGCCCTGTATCAGCAACTGGTCGCCACCCTCTGCGGGGGTCAAATTCTCAGCCTTGCGGGCCTCGTTCGGCATCAAGACACCAGACGCGATGCCCACGCGGTACGCTTCAAAGCGCGATTTGATGTCAGACCGCAGCAGAGCGTCAAAGTCGAAGGCAAACTCCATGCGCGACCGCTCGCTGGCCGATAGCAAATGGACCTGGGCCGACAATTCGATCTTTTCCAGCAGTGGACGCAGGGTCAGCTTGTAAAAGCCCTCCACGATCTGCGAAATTCCGGACCCCCAC